TGGATATTGTCACCGTGACTTTTAACGGTGCTGAGGCGCATTACACCAAGGTCGAGCACGGGGAAGAGGTGGCCCACGATGATGTGGCGGCGCTGTCGATCCGCTTCTCTTACGAGCGTGTCTCGGGAGCGATCAGCGTCTTTAGTGATGATCGGGAGAATCGCCTGGCGCTCGCTGGCATTTTCCGCGATGAAGTTTTGGCCTCCGGCGGTGATATCGCCGACATGCCGATTCAGGAATTCGACATCACCGGGTTTGCCTCAGAAGCAATTTTGCGCCGGTTGGTTGAAGAGAGAATTCCAGGCATCGAGTCGATCACGATTGCCCAACTCAAAGTGGCCCGTTCGACCACGCGGCACGTTGTCGTGAGCGCGCGTAACGGGCGCGAAATGAGCCGGCTGATCACCAACAGGATGGCAATCATCCGGGATAGATATGATGAACGAAATATCTATCAGATCGCTCGTGAAGACTTCCAAGATCCAGACTTGAGTCAGTTAGGTATCGCGCAGATTAGCCTGAAAATGCGCATCGCCAAGCAACGCCACCGGAAGGCCCACGACATCACGGTTCAGATCACGCCTCCGGACGGCCTGAACGACAAGATGAAAGCCGAAGATGACCGCAAGCTGGTGATGGAGCAACTTCGTCGCCTGGGCATCCTGATTGAAATCTGAGGGATCAATCCTGCCCATGATCGGGCCGGTATTGCATGCCCTGGAGAGACTTCGCGATGTCTCCGAGCGCGTGACCCGCGCAAACCTCGGTCTGACGGCAATGGCCACGGCCAACAGCCAGTGGTTCATAGCGGACGGCCATCTGACCCATGTGCCCGTCCCTTTTCTAGACTGCGAAGATGAGTCCGAAGTCATGATCGACGAGGGTGCCGGGCATTACCACTATTTCAGCCTGCAGCGATCCCGGTGCAAGGTGACGCGGCCCCTGGCGGAAATAATCCTGTATCAGATCAACCTGAATGCAATCTTGGACTCCCTGGCGTCGCTGCTCAATATTCGCCAGACCGCGACGTCACGCCGACAGTGCCTGGTGCCCGGGCACTTGTGGTACCTCGGCGAATACAGGATCGGCAAGACGCAGGCTTCCGCGCCGATTTTCTACGGGCGAGCCTTGAGTGCCGCCCCGGCTGGGCTACTTCAAGAGAAGCTGACCAGCAGCATCCATGAACATGCCGGCATCGTGCTGACACCAAGTATCCCGACGACGATATTCGCCACCCGGCATCCACCTCGCTTGCTGGATGATTTTTTGTACACGGACGATGGATCAGAGTTCTTTGACACGTCAGCACTGACACGAGTGCTCGCGGACGTGTCATCGACCGAGCACGGTCACGCTGACGAATGGTTCGATGAGGTCAAGGGTCGTCTCAAGCTGCGCCACCTTGCGAAACACGAGACATTCGTCGGCTTCCAAAAAAACATTATCGCCCTTTTCTGGCGGGCGCGTGACGGCGACAGCCTTGAGTGGACGCAGGACGTGAAGAGCCAATCGGGGTCGGTCGCGCCCACGTTGGACAAAGCCATGGGCGGCAAGGAACGTCGCGAACTCTTCATTGAGCATACCGGAACTCGCGGGTGCTACCGCCTGCGTCGCAGTTGATTCGATTTGCCATTCCGTTAGCCAAACCATGAGCCAAAGCATCGGCTAAACGGTCGAGATGATGCGGTTGCCTTTTTTGATAAGGAGCAACCGCAAATGAAAAAGCAAAACCCTTCCGTAACAACCGGGCGGATAGGCCGACCGGACGTTCGAGACGGTGCGCAACGCATCGCCTTTGACGAATATGAGCTTGCCGGTCGTTGGGGCATCTCAGTCAAGACTTTACGTCGCTGGCGCCAAGAGCAGCTTGGGCCGGTGTTCTGCAAACTTGGCGCTCGTGTCACCTACCTCATCACCGAGATAGAAGCATTCGAGCGGCGCAATGCGCGCCACTCGACCTTCACTCGGGCCTACGCGTGAGGAGGCAGCCATGAGCGATCTCATGATTTTCCCCTCCGACCTTCCTGAGCTTTCGGTCAGCCAAATTGCCGGATTGCCGCACCAACGCCTGCAGGAACTCGACGTTGCGTTGAACGAGTTGACCACCTGGGTCAAGCAAACACGCGAACGGGTTAATGCAGCACTGGAACAGCGTTACGGTGAACCAGGGCGCGCTGCCTTGGTCGATTCCGGCCGCGACTTCGGGGTGTCCCATATTTCCGATGGCCCCTTGCGCGTGACCTACGAGTTGCCCAAGCGCGTCTCGTGGGACCAGAAGCGCCTCGCCGAAATTGCTGAACGCATTATCGCCGCCGGCGAGCGTGTCCAAGACTACATGGACGTTGACCTCTCGGTTTCGGAAACACGCTTCAACAACTGGCCGCCCACGCTGAAAGAGCCGTTCGCTAGCGCCCGCACCGTCAAACCCGGCAAGGCATCGTTCCGCCTTGCTTTCGTTCAGGAGGCTGCGTAATGGCTCTGCCCATCATCTCAGCCGAAGAACGGCTCAAGGAACGGCACAGCGCCAAGGTTGGGCTGGTGGGCTTCCCCGGCGTGGGGAAGACCACCCAGCTGGCGACGCTGCCTCCTCAAAAAACGCTCTTCGTCGATCTCGAAGCCGGCGATCTGTCGGTCAAAGACTGGCCGGGCGATACCGTGCGCCCGCGCACCTGGAAAGAATTCCGGGATCTGGTGGTGTTTCTCGCCGGCCCCCTGCCCACGGCAACCGCCGATCAACCGTTTTCAGAAGCGCATTTTCAGCACGTCTGCAATGAGTACGGGGACCCGGCGCAGCTCGCGAAGTACGAGTTTTATTTCGTCGATTCGCTAACCGTCCTCTCGCGCCTGTGCTTTGCCTGGTGCAAGGCGCAGCCGCAGGCGTATTCCGAGAAGAACGGCAAGCCGGATACCCGGGGTGCCTATGGCCTACTCGGACAGGAAATGATCACGGCGCTCACCCATCTACAACACGTCCGGGACAAGCACGTCATCTACGTTGCGATCCTTGAGGAGAAGACGGACGACTTCAATCGACGCTTCTATCAGTTGCAACTGGAAGGCAGCAAGACTGCGCTGGAGTTGCCGGGTGTGCTTGATGAAGTGGTGACGCTAGCCATTCTCAAGGCTGACGACGGCAGTCCCTACCGAGGCTTCGTAACCCGCGCCGACAACCCCTACGGCTACCCGAGCAAGGACCGAAGTGGTCGTCTCGACGCCGTCGAGGAGCCGGATCTGGGCAAGCTCATCCGTAAATGCCTGGGCGAGGTCGCGCCATGACCCAAGCCGAATTCAACACCTGCGACCAGGCACAAAACGCCAGGCTGCGACGCATCAGCGCCGAGAACACCTGGCTGCGTCACCACCTGATGGAAATGGAAAACCGCGTCGCGGCCATGACGAGCCAACTTGCCGACTTGGAAGCGCGGACCAAGACCCTGAAGAAATCGCTCGCCGCAATGCCCGATCAGCCTGAAACGAAACACAGGAGCAAGCCATGAACACCAACACCTATTTTGACTATAACGATGCCGAAGCGCAGCAGGGCGCTTTCGACCTGATCCCTAAGGGCGCCCTTGTCCGCGTGCGCATGACCATCAAGCCGGGTGGCCACGACGACCCGACGCAGGGCTGGACGGGCGGCTACGCCTCCGAGAGTTTTGATACCGGCAGCGTGTATCTCTCCTGCGAGTTCGTGGTGCTGGAAGGGGCGTTCGCCAAACGCAAGATGTGGTCGAACATCGGGCTGCTGTCTCGCAAGGGACCTGTCTGGGGGCAGATGGGTCGCAGCATGATCCGGGCGATCCTCAATAGCGCGCGCAATGTGCATCCCCAGGACAACGGTCCGCAAGCGGCGGCGGCACGGCGCATTCAGGGTTTTAGCGAACTCGACGGTATCGAATTCATCGCTCGGGTCGATGTAGAAAAGGACGCCAAAGGCGAAGACCGCAACGTGGTCAAGCTGGTCATCGAACCCGACCATAAGGATTACGCCGCGTTGATGGGGCTTGCGCCGCTCGCT